TTGAGGCAAAGCTGGCAGAAAACAGAAAACTGATAGAGTCTAACCCTGGTTATATAGGAACGCTGATGAACCAAGACGAGGAACAGCAGTCACGCGATCTCGACGGCAACTGGAAGTTCCGCTCTGCTGGCGATGACCTCATCAAGATGGATGACATGCTGGCGTTCTACGGAAACTCCTATCAGGCTGAGGAGAACGATACACTGTACGCCACCTGCGACGTGGCGCTACAAGGAGGCGATAATGCCGTCATGTGGCTGTGGCAGGGATGGCACATCAAGGATGTGTATGTATGCCGCTTCGACTCCAAGACCTTCGAGAATGTCGTCAAGGCACAACTGTCGATATGGGGAGTGGAGGAAAGCAACTTCGCATACGACTTCCAAGGTATCGGACAGATTCTCGAAGGACACCTGCCTGATGCCGTCAAGTTCATCAATCAAGCAGCACCGATTGCAGAGGATAAGAAACAGGAGGAAGGCATTAAGAAGCTGTATAAGGACTTGAAAAGCCAGTGTGCCGTACTAACATACAAGATGTTTAGAGACCAGGAGTTGTCTATCGACCAGCACCTGCTCGACAGGGTGTTCGACGGACACGGCTATTCGAAGATGAAGCTGCGTGACATCCTGATGAAGGAGCGTAAGTGTATCAGAAGGACAAAGGAGTCGGAAGGCAAGGCATTCCAAATCATAACCAAGAACGACATGAAGAAAATTATCGGACATTCACCAGACTTCTTTGAGTCACTGATATTCCGACAGATATTCAAGCTACAGAAAAAGAAACATAAACGTGCAACAGGTACATGGTGTATATAATTTAAGGTAAAACGATATGGATAACAACATTCTCAACTACAAGGAAATCCTCGTTCGTGAGCCGTTCTACGAAATCATGCCGTCAGGCTACAAGATGCACAGGACAGTAAAACGAGGACAGAAAGTATCGGAACCACAGGACAGGCCGACACTGAAAATCTTGACGCAGGCAGACTTCCTGCGTATGTACTACCCGTCAGGACACGCTATCAACGACCCGACGCTATACCCTGATATTGTCAAGCGTGACAAGGAATCAGGGAAATACTACGTGCAGCCTATCATGCGTACGGCTTTCGCCTTCCAGAAGGTTATCGCCACAAAACAAATCGTTCACATCGTAGGTAATGATGTGCAGTTCGAACTCTCAGGAAAGGTGGAGAGTGAGATAAAGGAAAAGCAGAAACAACTCGACCTCGTAACGTTCCGGCAGGGATGGCTCGATATGGATATGGAGTATCACTTCTACGAAGCAGTACGCTCCATAAAAGTCGTAGGAGATACAGCCGTAGTAGGATATTTCGACGAGAATGGCCACGCGTGTACACGAACATTATCATATCTTGACGGAGATACACTATACCCGCACTATAAAGAAGATTCCGACGAGATGGAAATCTTCGCACGTAAATACTACGACATCGACGAAAACGGAAAGTTTACCACAGAGTTTGTAGAAGTGTGGGATGACAAGTATCTCTATCGTGCTCGCAAGGGTATGCCTACTGGTTCGGTAGGAAAAATCGTACAGCGTATCAAGGAGGTCTTCGGCATCACGGGCTATCAGATTTATGACATCAAGGAGCATGGCTTCGACTTCTGCCCCGTAGCCTACCACCGCGAAGATGAAGGCGCTTGCTTTATGCCGTCACAATCTACTATCGAAACCTACGAAGAGGCCTTCTCGTACTTCTGTGAGAACAACCGCGCATACGCCTTTCCGATTATGTGGTCAAAGGGTGATGGTGTTCACTTTAACGCTGACGAGATGACGGGGGCTGTCAAGTACATCGAGATAGAGGACTCGGAAGGACAGGTAGGATTTATGGATAAGCCAGAGGTCTCGGTGGCTTTCAATACTCAGCTGAAGCTTCTCTATGACATGATTTACGAACAGTCGTTCGGCGTCAAACCGCCTGAACTGAAATCTGGAGACCTCCCTGGCGTTGCTGTAAAGCTGCTGTTCTCTCCCGCCATCGAACTGGCCATCCACGACTCACAGAAGCTTCAGCCGTTCCTTAACCAGCTCATCCGTATAGTGAAGTTCGCATACGGTTTTCAGGAAAACTGCCAGGCTTCCCTTATGTCTCTTAAAATCAACGCATGGATAGAACCGTATATCCACCAGAACGACACAGAACTTATGACAAACCTCGCCACAGGCGTTCAGAATGGGTTCATAAGTAAGCAGACCGCTTCCGAACGCGCTACGAAGTATGCCAAAAACGACGAGATCGAGCGATGCATAACAGAGGATCTAAACAAGCGTAAGCTTGACGCACAGTTTGAAATAGACAAGGAACGTGAGGAAACGAATCTTGAAATAAAGAAACTGAAGGCCCAGAAGCAATTAGGCGGTCAGGACGTCAACACCGGAAATGGCGGACGCCCCAATCGCAGCGGTCGCATATATGATGAAAACAGGAACTGGGAGGGAAGAAACAACTGGGATAGATAGACATGGACATAATAGTTTCACAAAAGACCAACAGACTTGCACGCCAGTATAAACTGAAACCGCAGGAGCTTGCCTTTGCCGACCTTGTGGCGGTAGGATGGGAGCCTGAAGACGCATGGGCCGCAGCTATTCGAGAGGGAATTACCTGGACGAAAACGGCACGCGCAAAGGCTATATCCGAACTTTCTGAGGATGAGAGGGTGAAAAACCGTGTAGATAGCGTGAGGGCTGTACTGAGGAAGAATCAGGTGGAGGCCTTACGTAATGTGACAAACAAGGAAAGGAAAGATGTTGTAAGCGAAGCCATGTCGAAGGAAAATATGCTCTATGACCTTCAGACGGCATTGACGAAGATGTCTATCGGCTCTAAGGAATGGCTCGACACCAAGAAGATGATCATTGACGTCACACGAATGAAACAGGACGAGGTGAAGGATGACGAATCTACGGTTCACTACTTCCTGCCCGTACAATACCCGACAGGGTGTCAGGACTGCCTATATTGCAGGTGTGACACCTGTAAATACAAAAAATCATACGGGGAGACATAAAAAAGCCCCCGACTTTCATAAATAGCTTCTCACTTCTATTTATTATACACATTCCCATGTGCCATCAGCCGAGGGCTAAACCCTTCTTGATGGTGCATGGGATATTTCTGTCTTGTGTTAGAAGTGAGAAGTGGTGCAAAGGTAATACGCCTCCCCCTTTGTGTTACTTGAAACGCCAGCAAGCAGGCTGACTCAGCAGTAGACAGCGCGATTCCGTCCAATAGGGACAGGTGCCAAGGGTAGGTAACCTGCCATGAACGGACAGCGTGTGGAAGTCGGTGATTTTCGTTACGTTGGCACACTCACCGCATGTGTGTTTGACTTCAGGTCCGTATACTCTCTTTGCCATAGACAACCTTTTTTACTTCCCTACCTCTATTATCCTTCCGTACTCGGCAATCAACAGTGCATCCGACACAGCAAGAGTAACCTTCTCCTTCGGGAACAGCTGCTGCGCCTTCGACTTCAACCTGTTCTTCCACTCGCCCTTTGAATAGTCACTGCTCTTGCCAAGCTGATAGTACTTCATCCACTTCTGGGGCGTTACCTCGTTCGTCTTGATACCCAAGGCAAGGAGGGCCATCTCCAAATGTCCGTTGTGTCTGGCAAAGGTAGCCGTAGCCTTGCTGCTCTGACCGGGAATGCCGTTGCCGACCTTTTCCATGTAACAGACAGCGTCAGTGCCAAAGAGTTCCGTACCGCCATATTTCCGCAAGTATTCGAGGATGTCATTCGGGGTTTCCGGCATTTTTGCGACTGACACTACACTTCCGTCAAGACCTAAAACGGCTATACCTCCGTTTGCGCCAGGATCAATACCGATAATCAGCTTGTTCATCTTCTTTATTGTTTTATCATTTGCAACTGTGTCAAAGCCTCGCAAATCTTACCGAGTTGATCCGTAATTACACCATCGTTCATCACTGGTATGTAGTTCGGCATAGATGTGCCGTTTTTGAGTGCACAGCATATTGAATTTAATATGTCTGCCATCATCGCATGATCCTCGATGATTTCAATTATTTGTCTCGTTCCTTCCATATTATTCGTGTTTTGTTATGTGATTATAAACCTTGATTGTACTGTATTTGTCGCATTTAGTCATAGCGTGCGAATCGTCGTAGCATGATACATACGTTATCGCGCCATCAACGGAACTGATGCTAAGGTCGCATTCATGCCTGAGATACAGGGTGGCTGCGACAAGATCCTCTACTTTCACGTTGCCGGTGCAATGGCCAAGGAAGATGTATATGCCGTTTCCTATGGTCATGTCTACTTTCTCATCGACATATATGTTATGCCTGTGAAGGTCATCCTTTCGGAAGTTCCTGCGGATGAAGTCGATAGGAGGGTAGTCGTTCTTTACGGCAAAGTCGAATCCGCGGACATACCTGTCAAGGCACTCATCTATCGTGTCATCGTCCTTCCAGCTCCCGTACCACTTGTCGCACAACCCGTTACTGCGCGCCATCTCCCTGAGCGCTATATTCAACTCTCTGTCTGTCATAATCAGTCGTCTTCATAAATAAATGTTCCTTTCTCGTTAACGTATTCCATCCTCATGTCTTCAGTATCAATGACAAAAGGCTTCCGTATCCTTTCTACGGTACAGCCATAGACCTGGTATTCGGTACCGGCACCAACCCTGCGCTTGAAGAAGCCGTGGCCGCCAGCCTTTCCCATCGTCTGGCCGAACTTCTGCTTAGTAACCATCTCTACGTTGTTGTCCTGACAGAACGCCGTGAGACTCTTCAGCATCTCCTCTGTCGTTATCCAGTTGGAAAGCTCACCCTTACCTCTCGCATCCCATCTGAGCTGATAGGCGTTGATCCATGCAATGACCGGGTTTATCTGAATCTGTGCCTGCAGTATCTGCCGTCTGTTGCCTTCGCTGTCCGGGAACACGAACTTACGTCGTTTCAGCTCTTTCGCTCCTCGCATGATCCAGTTAAAGATACCAGGGTACTCTGCCACAAGTTCGCGGGACAGGTTCGGGTTCTGCTTGTCCTTCGGCACTACGTATTCAAAATTGATGAACTGGAGGCGACGTATGAAACCGAGGCTCTGGTCGTCAGAGTAGGGCAGCTCATTAAGGTTGAAGATCAGGAACGGTATGTTGTAGTTCTCCTTGACATCCTCACCGAGCTTTCTGTCCGTCACGCTCTCGCCGCTTACAATGCGCTTGAACACTCCCGTCCGCTTACGCCCGAAGGTACGCTGGTCGGAGTCAGAAGACCAGTTGAACAATGCGTCACGCAGCAGACGTCTGGCCCTCATCCCCTCATCGCCCGGTGCGGTAAGGTCATCATAGTCAAGACCGCTGATGCGCTCCTTGCCAAAGATGCCTATCGCCGTGTCATAGATGGTGCTCTTGCCGTTTGCACCGCTACCGATAAGTATCAGACACAGCTCAATCTTGGCGGCATCCTTCCCCTCGTAAGGGTTGTATACACTGCCGCGTTCCATCAGGCCGAGACCGAGGAACATCTGAAGTATCAGACGCGAGTTCTTGTCAGGAAGCACCTCATGGAGGAAATTAAGCCATTTGGTGCATTTGGCCTTCGGGTCGTAGTTATATGGGTGATAGTATGTCACATGCCATTTGGGGCTGAAGTCATAGAACACGAACTCACGGAGATCAAGGACACCGTTGTTGAACGCCACAAGATCCGGCCTCGGCAGAAGCAGGTTGAAATACCTGATGATGTCGATGAAGTATTTCTGGCAAATGGTGCGCTTGCCTATCATCGGAACGATACGCAGATGCTCCAGCAGAAGGTCGTAGGCGGTGACAAGGAGCTCTTCGCGCACAGAGACGTATATACGCCCGTCAAACATAAAGAAACTGCCGTCGTAGTACATTATAGGCACGTCCTTGGCCAGACGGCGTATGGACTCAATGTAATCAAGAAACCTCTCCTGGTATGTCGACGATGCCTTGTGCCCCCATTCGCCCTTGAACTTCTCGAAGTTGAAGTCCGAGGCAGAGCAGATGCCGAGCATCTCTGAATACAACTTGTCAATTACTGTACTGTCTTTCATTCACTTTCGATATTAAAACGTTTGAAATCATCATACTTAATCTTGAACAGATCAACCTCGCTTGGCATGGCAAGAAGGTATTCCAGGAACATATTGGTCTTACGACAGTCATCACCGAGTCGGTCATCTATAAGCAGTATGAGGTTATGCCACCAGTCTGAGTCGGCACAGGCATTGTCAGTCTCCTTCAGCGCATAGATAGGCAAAGCGCATTTCTCAGACCACTTACGCGCCGCCTGAAGGTGCGTGAACATCTGTTTGAAGTTGTACTTCTCCTGCTGACTTAGACCTATACCGAACACCGACAGTTCGGATTCCATATCCATGACCAGTGTGTTCACCACGTCAGCAAGTATAAAAGAGAGGTTGTTAAGCACCATGCCGCGCAATACCTTCCTATGTATCTGCTCACGTGTCAGCGAACACCTGCTGGTCATGTCGTATTTATCAATAAGCGCGTCAATCTCCCTGTCGCGCTCAATCAGTCGCTCGTCCTTGCTCATACATCCCTGTTTAGTACCCTCGACAGGAAGCTTCTCGACATCAGGCGTTCGTAGTCGTCACCAAGACGGATATTTTCATCTATAAGTTCTTTGTTCGACTGACGCAGCCTGCCGAGTTCCTCCTCCATAAGGCTGTTTGACTTGCTGAGTGCACTGTTTTCCTCTCTCAGCGTTTTAATCTCTCTCTTTAGGCTTACCACCTCCGCTACGGTAGGTCTC